ATTAAACATTGCTGGAATTGTGATGATAAAACAATAATTATAAAACTAACATATAAACATAAATATATGGCATACATAAAACAATTTACAAACAAATCAGGATTTACAGGAGAATATTGGCGTCTTACAGGACTTGAAATTAACAAGTTCACAGACTCAATCGAAGCTCGCATTTCTTGTTATAAAGATAAGGATTCACGAGATGAAAAGCTTGCACCGTTTGCTCACAAAACATTCAACTTGAAACTTTCTGATATTAACTTAGCAGAAGATATTCAAGAGGAGGTGTATAAACTTATTAAAACAGCAAAATCAAAAACAGGAGTTGCTTCAATCAATGAAAAACCTTTCTTTGAAGACGCTACAGAGGCTTAGTTATAATACTGTAGGGCGTACGAGTAATCGTACTTCCTATCAGTCTTATAAAAGACGCAGATTATAAGAAACAATTAAAATAAAATGCAAGATTTACCACCATTTTTTAAAGACTATATGGAGCAGAAGTTCAACTTTAGTACAGAACTAATGGAACAAAGATTTGCTGAACTTCATAATAAAATAGACTCCAAATTCTTAACCCATGAAAATGATATTATAAGTATTAAAAATGAAATACACTCAACAAAAGAAGATATAAAGTGGATTAATCAGAAAGTATGGATGGCTATGGGTGCGCTTTGTGTAATATCTATTGCTGGTGGAATATTTGCAGGTTATTTTAAAACACTGAACAAACAGCAAATAGAAGAAGCGATTAAACCTCTTGAAAAGAAATCAGAAAATGCCCAAAATACTGCTGAACTTACAAACAAAACATTACAAAACATTATTAAAAGTTATAACATACGAGTAGAATAATATGGAAAAATGTAACGATGGTGAAGGTTTTATAAGTAATGGTAAATGTATACCTTATCGTAATGATCGACAAAAAGAAGGTTACAAAGACGCAGAACCTAAAACAAACACAAAAGCAATTAACAAATATATTGCAGAAAAAAAACCAACACTAAAACTAGATAAAATAATAATGCCTAAAAAAGGTACTATTGTTTTAAAGAAAAAAACTAATGTGATGATACCAAAAGGTAAAAATCCTGACTTAATAGCGTAATATAAATCAATTATGGAAAATCTAAGAATAGATGAAAATAGCAGATGGACGCTCGGTGGAGTTGCCAATGATGGCAGTGGAGATATAAAAAATGCCAGAGTAAACCCTATTACTGGTGCTTTGATAGTTGAAGCAACAGTAACATCAACAAATACACAAATAGGTTCTACAATACCAGGAGGAACTGCTGGTTCTGTTCTATTCTTAGGACTTGGTGGAACTCTTGCGCAAGATAACGCTAATTTCTTTTACGATGATACAAACAACTATCTAGGACTTGGTACAACAACACCTAGTGCGACACTTGATGTACAAGGTACAGCAATTATTACAGGATCAGCAGGAACACCTACATTTGTTCTAGGGCGTGATGGTTCAGGCAACGTATCAAACATCGTTCTAGGGTCAAATTTGACGCTTACAGGTGGTGTTCTAAATGCCACCACATCAGGTTCAGGATATAATCAAATTCAGGATAACGGAACAAATATAACACAACGCACAACATTAAACTTTGTTGATTATTTTACAGTAACTGATGGATCAGGAAAAACTAACATATCAATAAACACAGCCGAACTTGGAGCAGATACAACTCTTATCTCAACACTTGAAACTAATATGGATCTTGCCAATATTTCAGGGCAAATTGATCTGTCTACACAAGTAACAGGGACATTATCTTCTACAAATATTGATATAACGAACCTTGAAAGTAATCTTGATTTAGCAAATATTGCAGGACAAATAGATCTTACTACACAAGTAACTGGTGTACTGCCTCTTGCAAATGGTGGAACAGGACAATCGCTTACTGATCCAAACTATGACGCAGTTTATGTATGGGATAATACAACAAATACTACACGTCTAGCACAGTTGTCAGGTATTTCTTATGACAGTGGAACTAATATATTATCAAGTACTGGAGGAAGTGGAACAGCAACAAATTCAGGAAATATAACTCAAGCAACACATGGTTTTACAATAGGCTATCCAACACCAATACGAAAAGACGCTAGTGGTATTTATGTAAAATCTCTTGCTGTAAAAACTTCTCCTTCTGATTTATCAGGTGAAGTTATAGGTATTGCAGTAGCAAGTACAGTAAATGATTTTGTTATTTATTACAACGGACAAGTACCAACAACAACTACACCTTTTTCTGCTTTAGCAACAGGTACACCACTGTATGTCTCTGCAACAACAGCAGGTATACTCACAGATGTAGAACCAACAGGAATAACTGATATAAGTAAACCTATTGCATATGTAGATATAGAAACAGGAGTAAATGCAAGAATCGTATTTATGAACATGAGAGGATTAGTAGAAGATAGTAGTGGTGGTGGTAGTATTAATAGAAAATCAGGAATTCTTACAGGAACAGTAAACATAGCAACTAATGGTGTACAAACATTTACGCACAACTTAGGTACAATTCCAGCATATATAAGACTTACTGGAATAGGGGTCTGGACTGGCGGTGGCGGAGGTTCGTCACAAAGTATAGGAACTTGTCTTGTTAATACTGGTTCTGGTGCGGTAATAAATCAACAGTCTGTAACAACAGCTGTTGCACCACCAGCTGGTACTACACAAGGATTATCAAACTCATCAATATTTGGTGCTGATGCCAATGGTCAATACTTTGATTCTGGTGCTATAACTGCTGTTACAACAACAACATTTGACTTAACAATAACTCAGTCTCCTTGGGGTGGAGCATATGGAGGATTACCAAAATATTTATGGGAAGTAAGTAGTTAATTCTATGGGAAACGTACTATCAAACTTTTGGCATAGCCTTGTTGGTGGACTTGGAGGTGCCACACAAAATGCTGCTAATAGTTTTATTAGTAATGCAACACAACAACAAGGTAATACTCCTGTACAACCAAAACCAATGGGTATTAATACTGTTACAGTAACACTTTCATCAGCGGCATATGTTACATCTACACAATACACATGGACTGGAGTTGACCAAGCGTTACCATTTACACTAACAAGTAACTTTAATGGCAACACGAACTCATCAACAGGAAGCGGGACAACTCTTACTGTAAATAAATTCTATATTGTACCAAATGTTGGTGGTTCACCATTTTAATTATTAATTATTAACTCAAACTCTTATGTCAACAGCAACAGCAAAAAAAGCAACTATAGGAAACTACACTATAAACCCATCAACACCGATAAGTAGTGTTATTATTCCTGTTGGAGGAAGTATAAGTGCACCAAACGGAGTTATGACTATACGTTATAGACAATCTGGTAACTTTATTTTTGGTATTTCAGCAAATACAACTGGCAATATGTTTAATACCTCGAATGGTTCACTTGCGATATGGAATACCAATACACCTAATTATGGAAAACTTGTTGGTACTGATTTATCTTCATTAAATGCTATATCAGAATTTGTAGCAAATGCACTTGGCAAGACAGTAGGTACAAGTTTTTCATCAGACAACATACAAATATGGGATTCTGGTACTGTTAATACAGTAGAAAGTTCTGATGTGTATATCTATAGTAGTACTCTTGGTGGTGTTCCAACCCCAATAAGTCAAACAGCACTTCCACCTGAACCATATCTACTGGATGGAATATTATTAAATGATGCCCCACATGATTCATTGGTTGCATTTCAAGCAACAGTAAGTGGGACTGGTGCACAATGTATATCTTTTGCAAAAAAGACAGGAAATACATATTCAGATTTCTTTTTTGACACAAATGGTGTAAGTCATATAGTTGCTTGTAGTGTAAATAATTTAACTGATGTAAGTATTGTACAACTTGCTACATCATTAGGTATTACGCCAACAAGTGCAGTTTTTGCGACTAATACTGGTGGTGCTGGTGTAATACAATCATTTGCTAATGCTGGTTCATGGATTAGTACACTCGGAGGAGGACCTATAACACCTTATAAATTAGTAAGTTTAACTGTTTAATTTTTATGCCACAACCAGTATTTATAAATCAATTTCAAAAAGGAGCGAGTGAAAATGCCAACATAGGTACTGGCTTGCTTCTTGGTATTGAAACATACTCTAAAAAAGGAGTTGCACGTCTTGCAAAAGACTCTGTGAAAGTTTCAGGTTCTGTAGTTACTGATTTGCCAATATACTTTTCTAATTTAACTGAAACGCAATTTTTTGCACAAGGAGATTCAGGGAAGGTATATAGATCATTTGATAGTGGTGCAACATGGACTGATATATCTGATCCAGCAGGAACAGGGCTAGGACGAGGGTTAATATTTTTTGATGGTTTCTTATACTCTTTTAGAGGTACTACATTATATGTATGTACTTCTCCATTTACTTCTGCAAACTGGTCTGTATTTCAAACAGGGCTTAATTCAGTAGGACATTTTTCTTTTATCTATCCTAGTGCGTATGGATTTTATTTTGCTAATGGAAACAAACTAGGTCTATTGCAGCAATCAACAACAGGTACAGCGATAAATCCAGGCACGCCTGCAACATACAACTACACTGATAATATATTTGAATTGCCTAGTATTTATGAAATAACAACCATATCATTTTTGCCACCAAGCAATCTAGTACTTGGTACTCGTTCATCAGGCATAGGAAATGATACACAAATAGCAGATATTATAATGTGGGATACTGTAAGTAAAAACAAATTTACTCCTCCATTGCGTTTATATTCAAACGCTGGTGCAGGTGCTATGGGAGTAACACAACTTATAAACAGAAATAACACTTGTTATGCAGTTACTGGAGGAAATCATGCAGTATTCCAAACTAATGGAAATACATTTAATCAAATTGCAGAAATTGGACTACGCACAAACTATTCTAAAGCAACAGGAGAACAAGCAACAACACCTGTATTCCTAGATCAATATCCTAGTGCTATAGCGATGCTTGGCAATAAATTACTTACTGGAGTTTCAAGTTCTATTGCGTCATATCCTGATTCAAGTTATGCACTATTCCCTTTAGGAGTGTGGTCTTTGGCTTTCATGGACGATGATACAGCAATACAATGTGAATTTACAACTTCAAACAATATCACTAGATCTAATAACTATCAAATTGGTGCAATTCATACTATATCAGAAGGGCGTATTTTGATTGGTTGGGGTTCTAATGGTACATATGGAATAGACAGAACAGAAAGACAAATATTTGATCCAAACATAGACAATGTAGCAATCGTTTCTCCTATGATGGAAATTGCTACACCTATAAAACCTTTTCCATCTTTTCAAAGTATAGAAATAAACCTTGTGAGAAACCTATTAGCAGGACAAGAGATCAGAGTATACGCTAGAACAGCATTTGATAAACCTTTTACTTTCTTACAATCTTTTACAACTGCAACATGGACTGATAGATTAAGTGCATTAAAAGTTGTAAAAAATCCACTTGGAAATTCTCAATTTGTACAGGTTATGGTTCAAATGTCTACAACTTCACCAAATGAATCATGGACTCCAGAAATAAGAACAATAATAGTAAGTTAAATAAGTTAATATCATGGATGAATCAAGAATAAAACAACTTATACAACAAGAGATAGCAAGTTATCAAACAACATTTGCTGCAATTTCTGTTACTCCACATATTCATAATGGTTCTGATAGTCCACAAATAAGATCAAGTAATTTAGTTCCTTATGACTTTATAGATAGTTTACAAACAAGTGGTGGAAATTTATTGCCAGGATATGAAGGGCAGATATACTATAATCCAAACACAGGAGATCAGTATATATATCTTGGTGGAAAATGGAACGTAATCAGTCTAAAAGCATCAGGATTACAAGCGTATCTTAATGCAAATCAATCTGTGCCAGACAATACACTTACTACAATTATATTTGATTCTGTGCTTTATGATCCAGAAGATCAGTATGATTCACTCACAGGAATATTCAGCACATATGGTTTTTATCTGATACACGCAAGAGCAACGTTTGACGCTTCAACTTTTGCAGGAAATCCCATAGAGTTATCTATATGGAATGAAGATTCAAACATACCACTAGCAACATCGTATACAATAGATTCAGGAGACACAATAACTGCTCAAGTGTCATATATGGCAAATATGTCAGTACCAATATCGGTAAAGATAAAACAGACAAGTGGTGTAGCAAAAGACTTATTGTCGGGGCTTGAAAATACATCATTATATATTAAAAATTTTAGCAATGTAACATAATACAAATATATGCGTAGTTTCCAATCAACAAATATAGATACACCTACAGACCTTGTTCACTATTGGGGTTCTTTAACACAGAACACATCACAAGAAAACTTGACTCTAGGTAAAACAATGATACAAGATTCATATAGGTACTTACTTCAAAAGTATTACTTTAATGAAACTTCTTACTCTATACAAACTGTATCAAATCAACAAAAATATAAATTTCCATACAACTATTCAATTCTTAAAGACCTTACTATCACAGTTGGGCAACTTCGTTTTACTCCACAAGTTATACTTACTCGTGAACAATGGGACAATGTAAATTTTTTGCCGTATACTTCTGATATTCCACAATATATATTTATTTATGATGGTAATGTTGAAATATTCCCTATACCTTCAACAACTGGTAATACTATTACATTTAATTACAAATTCAGAGTTCCAGACTTATCAATGCAAGATTACTCAACTGGTACAGTAAACGTAACAAATGGTTCTAGTGCTGTAACTGGTACAAGTATGACATGGATTACAAATTATCTTCCAAGTGCAGGTGCAGTTGTAAAAATGAATTTGTGGATACGTTTGCCAAGACCAAAAGGCGATAATGAGTGGTATCAAGTAGCGTCAATAGACAGTGAAACATCACTTACATTAGTTCAACCATATCAAGGTATAAGTACTACTAATGCACCATATTCAATAGGGCAAATGCCGATAATACTAGAAGATTTCCACGACTTAATTGTATATAGACCACTCACAATTTACTTCTCAACAATTCAACCAAATCCATCTAAACAAGCAGAATTTCAGTCTAAATATAACGATGGAATAGAGGCGATGGATAACTATGTCGGCGAAAAAGTTTTAAACGTGAATCTTGGTCTTACACCACAACCAATTAATCCTAATCTGTTTATCTATAAACCTTAATAATTTTATTAAAATATGATATAATATAACTATATGGCATTCTTAAATACACAATCTAATAAAGTTCCAAAGGAAAATAAAACAGGTTTTTTTGGTAATGGTAAAATGGGGCTAGGCTATGCTTCAAATCTAGCATTACAAACAAAATGGAAACCACAAGGAGGAGTACCTGGTGTTAATATGTCTGTTGATACTCAACCACAAACTACTCAAAATACACAGAGTAATTACTCAATAACAAAACCACCCGTATCAAGTAGTCAAGGTTATTCTGTTCCTTCTAATACACAAAGAACTGGTATGCTATCAACTGGTGCACCAAAACCATTATTAAATACATTTCAAACTTCTCCACAGATGAGAGGACAAGCATACGAGCAATCAGGACAAATGACAGATTGGGAGAGAGCAGCAGCAGAAAATGTAGCAAAAGCAAAAGGTATGGAAAACTTTGGAAGATTTGCACCAAACGCAGAGGCTCCTTTTTATGCAGGTGCAGGTCAAAAACAAATGGAAACACTTATTACTAGACCTGACCTAGTAGGACGAGCAGGCTCACAAGAAGACTTGTATGGTAAATTTGCTAATCTTTATGGTTCACAGTCAAATATAGGATTACAAGCAGCACAAGCAGCAGCAGAGCGTAATGCTGGTGTACAAGGTAATCTATTTGCAGCGTCAATGCCAAAATCTATTTCACCAACTGATAGTTTATATAATCCTCTTGAAGGATCATATAGTGCAGGAGGTCAAGGTGATAGACTTGTTCGTGCAGCAACAGCACAAGGCTTACAAGATACTGTTAAACAATATACTCAAATGTCTCCAATGTTTAGTCAAATATCAAGTCTTGAAGGTTTAGTTGCAAACAAAATGAAAAGTGCAGGTCTTAATCCAAATGATATAAATAAATTCAACCAATTTGTACAAAATGTTGCTTCTAATACTTCTGATCCTGATTATGCACAATTCCAAACTTACTTAAAATCACTTGCAGGTAAATATTCTCAATATATTGCTGGAGGTGGTACAGTTACAGATCAAGTTCGAGAAGGGGTAGGACATATTCTTGATGGTACTGCTAGTGCTGACACCATTGCAAAAACTCTTGAAGCATTAAGAAATGAAGCAAACGCTGTTCAAAGTTCTTATACTGACTTAATACAAAATCAACAAGGTGCTTTAAATCAAGGACAAGGATATGTTCCAACAGGTTCACACTCAACTGGAGGATCGACAGGGGGGAATTATAATGATTCATTTTCCTCTTATGGCTATTAAACATGGATAATCTAAACATATTCAAAGGATTTCAAAAACCTTTGTTAAAACAACCACAAGCACAACCTGTACAACCTATACAGCAAGTACAACAAACACAACAAACACAGCAAATACAGCAACCTAAAGAACAATATGACAGAGGTGCTATTGCTATTGCTCGTGCTATTCGTAAACAAGAATCTAATCACAACTATGAAATAGGTTTAAATGGTAATAAAGCAGGAGGTAGTGGAGAAATCGGGGCGTATCAATTTATGCCTGAAACTTATCGTTCATTAGCAAGAAAATATCTAGGAGATGATAATGCTCCCGCAACACCACAGAATCAAGACCAACTAGCATACAAACAGATAAAAGAGTGGAAAGATAAAGGTATGTCTCCTTCTCAAATTGCTGCTGCATGGAATGCTGGAGAAGGAAGTATTACTGGAGACGCATGGAAAAATCGTGTTGGTGTTAATGAATATGGCGTACGATATGATACTCCAAGTTATGTAAATAATGTAATGAGAAACTTTGCAGAAATTGCAGAACAAGATAAACAAAGAAGTGTAGGGCAACAAACAGGTTCAACAGAACAGCAAATTGATCCATATATTGCATTAGAAAGACAACAAAGAATTGCACAAGGTCTTCCTATTTCTGTAAATGAAAACAGAGTAGATCCAACATTTGCTGGTAGCCTATTACGAGGTATTGCTTCTCTCCCTGTTCGTGCTGCTGCTGCTATAGGTGGTGGAGTAAAACGATTAGTAAATGGAAACATAGATGCAAATGATCCTACTCAAGGGGTTACTATTAAATCAAACTACTTCGGTGATATAAAAGATCCATTAACACAGACAACAGAAGACGTTAATAAACTTGTATCAAAATATAAACAAGGTGAAGTTGGTTTGCCTCGTGTTGCACTTGGAACACTAGCAAGTGCTGCTAAATTTCCTACTGAACTTGCTTTATCTACTCCACTTGGTGAAGGTGCAGGAGTAGTTGGTAAAACAGCAGGTGCTCTGCCTACTGTATTAAAAGAAAGTGTAGGACAAACTGCAAAAGGAATTGGTGGAAAATTATTTGAAGAAGGAATAGGTAGTGTTGCAAAACAAGGTCTAAAATCTGCTGCAAGAGGAGGCACAATAGGTGCTGGACTTGATATTCAAAACCAACTTGCAAGTGGTGAAAAAATAAAACCAGGACAAGCGTTGCTTTCTGGTGCTCTTGGTGCTGGAATAGATGTTGGAGCAACTACTGGTCTCCCTTTACTAGGTCAAACTTTAAGTAAAGGCATAAAAGGTACAAAACTTGCTGGTAAACTTTCTGGTGTATTAAACACTACTGATGATGATATAACAAAAGCATATGAAAATGTTTCAAAAGAATACGAAAGAGCACTTCCATTTTCTCCAACAGAAAAAAGAAAAGAAGCAGAAAGACTAGCACGATCAGGAGAAAATATATTTACTACACTATCAAAACAAGGTATTCCACTTAAACAAAGTGCAGATGGAAAAATAGATCCTGTTGTATTAGATCATCTTGACGATGTTAATTCATTATTTGCAGACACAGCAAATAAAATATCTAAAGAAGAAAAAGGTTATTTTAACTTATCTGAAATATTAGACAATGCTTATAAAAATATTGATTCTAATTTGAAATCAGCAACTGCAAGACGGCAAGCAAAACAAAAAATACAAAATGAAGTTTCTGATTTATTTAATGAAGGGATTGATTCATTAAAAAATGAAAAAGGACAAACTTTAGTAAAAATAGATACTGCTGACAGACTACGACAAATCGGCAATTCATGGACTCCATTTAATAGTGCTGATCCTGAAAAAATAGGTCAAAGTACTGGCTATGCTTTAGCAGACGCAGTAAGAAAAAATGTTGAAAAAGATGCAACAATACCTAGTACACGACAGTTTTATAAAGAATGGGGACATATTTTACACGCAAAAGAAAAGTTATCAAATCTTATTGGTACTGGTAAAACAATGAAAACTGTTGGTGGTTTATCAGGAGAAATTGCTCGTAAAGTGTTAACTGGTGGTGCAGGATTCCATACTGGTGGTTTTGGTGGCATGATACTATCTCAATTAGGAGGAGATTATCTTGCTAAAGTGCTTAGTGATCCTGAAATCAGAACAATGGTAAATAAAACCATAATTGAAAATGCAGATAAAAAAATAAATCCAAATATTATATTACAAAAAATACAATCTGAAATTGATGATGTAGTAAGAACACGATCTGAAAGACCACAACTTCCAGCAGCAAAATACATGGAAGGTCAACCATATAAAGGGATAAACAGAGAACCTATTGTTGTAGGAGGTAATACCCCACCAAAAGACTATGAAGAAGCACAGCAGATAAAAAAAGGACTTCTTTCAAATGATTTCAAAGGTATGTTCAAAAACCAAAGAGGTTTTATAGAAAATTCTAAAAGTGCAGATAACCTATCAACTAAAATTCTAGAAGATTTAAAAGGAAAAACTACTGTATCTAAACAGTATATTCTTGACGCTACAAACAGAGGAGAACTGAAACAAATAGAACGAGACATAACTAGAGAAGTTCTTGATACAATGCCTAGTGATAAAATAGATGTTAAAGAGTTTGCTGATAAAGTAAAGGCAGAGCTTTTGCCATTGAAAGTGAAAGATATTGCAAATATATCTATGCCAAAAGAAGTTGAAAAAGCACTAAAACTTGCAGAAAAAACAAATTTGGCTTCTGATTGGGAAGATTACAGAATAATGAAAAGACTTTACGGAGACATGGGAACTATAAAAACAGACCCAAAATATGAAAATGTATCTCTCCCAGACGAACTTCGCGGTTCTGTGAAAAACTACAAAGAAAATATCTATGAAAGTCCAATAAAAACGAGTGCTGGAGATGTACATTTTTCAGGAGACACTAAAAACTACTTCGGTCACACTCGTATAGAAGACATGGCAGACAATAAGACTCGTAGAGTAATAGAAGTACAGAGTGATTTGTATCAGAAGGGAAATTTGGAGAGAGAGTATGAAAGAATACCATACTCTGAAAGACTTGGTGTTCCAGGTGAACACGAAAAAATAAGAAAAGGACAATTGGATAAATTAGCCCAATACAACGACCCTACAGCTCACTTCCGTATGATACGAGAAGAAATAAAGAAAGCAGCACAAGATGGTAAAACTAAACTACAATTCCCTACAGGAGAAACTGCTATGAAGATTGAGGGATTAGATAGACTTGGAATGGAAGAAACGGAAGCCTTGCATAGACTTGAAGGTTTTGACACTAGAAGTGCTAGTGTAGGTGATGAATTATTTTTGAACGACTTTGGAGAGCCAGATTATAAAGTTCTAAGACCTTATAGTGGTGATACAAATAGCGGTAATACATTGTTGACGCACCCTGAAAATATCAAATTTGAAGGTACTGCTGAAGAATACTTGAATAGACTTTGGGAGCAAAGTGAAGAAACTCAGAAAAGAATGATTAAAATTTCTGGTGTAAAAAAAGATGCTGACGGAATGTATAATGACAGCGACATCATTGAAGGTATATTAGATAATGTGTCAGCAGGAATTAAAGACAGAAAAGACCCATCAATCACTTTCAATAAAATTGTTAATGACATATTAGGCGAAAAAAGAATAGTTGAGGTTGGTGAAAACCGAGTTCAAACAAGTAGTCCATATATGTACAGTGATGACATTGTTTTTGAACTTTCTGATACACCACAAACTCTTAGAGAAGTCAGAGACCTTTACAAAGATGTCCCGCCAGAAGGCAAAGTAGACACCAACAACCCTATCTACAAATTCTATGAAAAAGATATGGGTAAATATCTAAAATCAAAATACAATGCTGTTCCTATAACAGATAACAATGGTGTAACTTGGTATCAAGTAGATATAAAACCAGAGTACAAAGAACAACCTGTTTTAGCATTTGGTAAAACAAAAGTTGGATTATTACCAAAATTAGCAGCAGGTCAAACTGCTTTATTAGGTGGTATATATGGTGCTAGTAAATTAAAAAATAATCAAAATAACAAAAAAGAGGAAACTCCTTCAAAAAAAGGACTACTCATTAACCCATAATTATTGCCAAAAAATATACAGCATAAAGCCAGTACCATCCTAATATTAAAGGAAGTATAAGAAAAAATAATAATAGTACAAGTGGTGTGTAGTCAACTTTATGTTTCATAATATAAATTATAATTTATTATAAATAAGTAGTCAAGTAAAACATATGCTAAAATCACAATTCATGTCCTTTTATAAAGGAACTCCATATGAAACAGGTGCAAGTGAGTGTTATAACGCAATAGAGAAAGCATTATTTGAACAAGGTATCCTTTCAAGAAATACGCTTATTGGTGCTTTGGCAACAGTGCGTGTCGAAGTAGGCAAAGCATATAAACCCATAGAAGAATATGCGTCTGGCGAAGCGTATGAAGGTCGTAAAGACTTAGGCAATACCCAAACAGGAGATGGAAAACGTTTTAAAGGTAGAGGTTATATACAATTAACAGGGAGAAATAATTACACTCATTACGGATCTGTTTTAAATATAGATCTTGTGAATAATCCTGAACTAGCACTTGAAATAGATATATCTGCTAAGATACTTGCTTTATATTTCAAAGAAAAGAATTGTCAAAATGCTTGTGATAGTTATGATTGGAAACGTGTTAGAACACTAGTAAACGGTGGTTTGAATGGATATGATACTTTTATGGTCGTTATTAATCAATTTTTACAACGCTCAAAATAACATGAACATATTACAAAACAGTGCTACACGATTTGCTTTAGTTGTTATGATTGTTACACTCGCTGGATTAACAGTATTTGTAACTGTAGCAGGCAATGCAGATAAATTTGCTTCTGTGTTTGATCTATTTAAGATTACAACAGGTGGAATCGTTGGCTACTTTGTAGCAAAATCTACACAAGAAAGTGCAGATCGTAAATCACAAGATACACAAACAGTGGTAAAAGAGGCTACACAATGGCAAGCAACAGAGAATAAAGCAGAAAATTTGACAGAATTTACAGGATAGATTATACTTTATTATGTACACATCGGTCAGCGTTTTGTGTATTCTCTAAAGAAAGATCCACTATAGTAATCGACCACTATAGTGGTTTTTTCTATTTGTCAATACACTTTTCCACATATGTGGATAAACTAATTGATTACTTAATAAATGAGTGCGATAATATATACATGGCAACAAACGACACTATAGGTATCATTTTTCTTGTATTAACTAACGTCTTACTGTTTGCCTACTTTAATTTTTTGAGTAAAAATAAATAATAGACCTAATGAAAAGGCGATTGACTAACGTTAAATGTCCCCACTCTTGGATTAGAGAATATTATGTTAAAAATATTTGCAATAATATCGTACATTTTATGTTTTTTAGGACTTAATGTAACATATGCAGAAGCACCAGAAGCACAATATCCACCAATAGTACTTCCTAAAACAGCAACAGTACAAGAGATAATCAATCAGATGTCAGATGAGTACAACCTATCACCTCAAATGATGTCAGAAGTTATATTTTGTGAGTCAAGTTTTAATGAAAATGCTACACATGATGGAGGGCGTGGCAAAGGTGTAACTGGTTTTTGGAAAACAACTTTCCTAGATTGGGAAAAAAAGTCTGGTATGGATCTAAACTATGAATCAACTTTTGATCAAATAAAGTTAATGTCATGGGCTTTTAGTCAAGGAGAAAAATATAGAGATGACTGGACTTCATATAATCGATATAAAAAGTATGGCACTTGTAAGGTTAGCGAAATAAAGAAGATAGAAAAAAGAGCACTTTAATAGGTGCTCTTTGTATTTTGTGCCACACTACCCACTGAAGGATATTGACAGCATATTATTTAACAGTATGAGTTATTTAATACCTAGTGTGGCGTATATCTATTTAAAAATAGACTGTATGCAAGCGTATAATAGGTGTAGTACAAGCATCAATAGTTTTATGAGAGTATGTTTTGTGCGTAAAGACCACTGTATGTAGTCAATATATTCATTGTTTTTCATCTTTTTGCTTTTCTGTGTGGAATATTTTGCCACAACCATGACACTCTAAGACTGTGAGTATACTTCCAGAGTAAGTTGTAACTTTGTATTTTTGTAAACAATATCTTGTTTGTTCACATACTGGGCATATTTCTTGTATGTTCATAATTCATTTTTAAAGGTTATCAAATATAGATTTTCCTGTCTTTGTGTATCGTAATCCATCAATTAATATTGTTATGATTACTACTGTTGAAATAAATTCTGCCATGTTGTTTAATTTAATGATTTAAAAATGTTGGATTATCCCACATGATACGTTTCTTATGTACTTTACGTTCACGAGAGGTATTAAATAATTTTAACTGTTTTTGCTGCACGATTTTTTTCTGTGCTTTCTTTTTTAATTTCATAACTTGTTTTTTATAATTATATCATATCTTAAATATTTTTAGCAAAACAAAAGTTATCCACAGTATATTTAATTTGCAGTTTATTTATGTTGGATATATAATAAATACGCACGAGATTATTTGACAGCAAAATCTTAAAACAATTTTCATCGGTATATTTGGTGCAATACTTTATGTGTAATGGATAAAGTAAAAACTCTCTTTGCACGAAGGGAACAAAGAAACACAGTGAACAAACCAACAATAACGCACTTGTTGTTTTTTTGTATTTATAGTATAATTAAGTTACAACATAGGCTATACAGTGGGACTTAGTCAGAGTTGTTTGTTCTTTTTTGTTTCAAACTATTTTAATATATCAATGCATAATAAAAACTTAGACTCTAATAATTACTACTCCACCCACTCAGAAACCACCAGCGTGTGGTTTTTCTGTTTTTATGGTATAATATGTGTATGAAACGAACAGGATTTAAAAAAAAATCATTTGAAGAAATAAAAGAAAAAAATGCTCTAAAACAAGCAAAAAAGATTAAAACAAGTAAAGATACCACTAAAGCAAAAAAACCTTGTAAAAAGGCAAAAACAAGCCAATTAAAGGCACTTAAAAACAGAGTATGGGAGTTATGTAAACAAATAATTAGATCACAGTACATAAAAAGTGATGGCACATGGAATTGTTATACTTGTGGAAGGATAATAGACGTACCAGCAAAAGCACAAACAGGACATTTCATTGCTTCTAGTGTATGTGGTGCTTATTTAAGATATGATCTTAGAAATTTAAGAGTTCAAGATTATTATTGTAATATAAATCTTGGAGGTAATGGAAGTTATTTTTATAAAAACTTAGTGTCTGAAAAAGGGCAAGAATATGTTAATCAGTTATTTATAGATAAAAATAAAATAATAAAAGCAGATGAAATATTCTTTTTAGAAAAAATAGATGAATATGAAAAGATATTACAAGAGTTATCCACAGATAGAATTGCGTAATTATTTTTATAGTAGTACAATGTATTTATCACTTAATTGTGATTTTATAAATTAGTCTTGCATACTCTATACTGGCACTCACTTACTTGCAAGGCGAGTGAGTGTAAGTATAGAATAAAGCACAAATAAATTGTGAATAAAATAGAGTTCATAAAAGATAAGATACCTTTTACACAAGTTGCAAATAGTGTATTAACTGATAAAAGACTTTCAGCAAAAGCAAAAGGATTATATGCATACTTATATTCAAAACCTGATGGTTGGAACTTTGCAATAGATAGAATTTCATTAGAAATGGCAGATGGTAGACGTTCTATAAACGAAGGACTTCATGAATTAGAGCAACTTGGCTTTCTTACAAGGAAAAGACAACCAGACGGGAGAGTTGTATATTTAGTCCATTTTCCACCAATAGAGCCATATGTCCAAAATGAACATATGGGTAGTGAGCCAAATGTCCAAAACAGCAAAGTGCTAAAACAGCAAAGTGCTAAAATGAGCACAGTAAGTAATAAAGATACTATAATAATAAAGAATATAAGTAATAAAGAATTAGCAAAGGACGAGCCTTTGCATAAAGAGATAGCACAAATTATTAAAAGTTTTGAAGTCATAAATCCAGCGTGTAAAAGTTTCTATGGAAATAAGACACAGAGAAAAGCCTGTGAATCACTAATAAACGAATACGGGTACGATCGTGTTTTATTTGTAGTAGAAAAAACACTAGAAATAACAAACCAAAAAGAATACTTGCCAAACATACAAACCCCAATGCAACTTTTTCAAAAGTGGTCTTCTTTGGAAAATGGTATTAAAAAGATTAAAAATAAGAGCGTTACTGAACAACAAAAGAAAGGTAATGTATATTGGTAATATGAGATATTTTAAAATTGTTTATGGTTATAATCAAGATGACTATATAGAAATTATAGGAGATGAATTAACAAAAGCAGTAGCGTTATTTCTTGAAGGATCAGGAAAAGGTGTTTTTGAAAACGGTATGGTAAGAGGACAAGATATATTAAGGATAATACCAAATTGGAATAAAGAGTTCGGCTATAATAAGGGTTATAAAATGACACCTGATGAATATGGAAGTATTCCAAAACAACTAGAGCAAGCATATTCAAAAGCGTATGAAATAGCAAAAGACATTGTAAAATATGCAATAGAAAATGGAAAACAAGAATTGATCAGTATGCCAGCAACAAAAGCATTAGAACAACTGCCATTTTTATTAGACAACAAATCTTTATCAGAGAGTATAAAAATCTTACATGAAAAAAAGTAAATCATATTCACACATACCACATGAAAACGACATTGTGTATAGTAAAAGTTTTATACCTGATGTACAGGTTTATAAAGAAATAGAATGTCAAAATTGTTACACAACTTATGAGAACAATAATAAATTCCCAGTAATGTATATTGTTTCAAGAAAGAATAAAAAGTTTGTATGGTGGCATATTGATCCATGTTCAGGAAGAAAACACAACCTATGAAAATAAATTGTTTTAGTTGTAAAGAACACGTTGCAAATAACACTAATAAAAGAATACTACGTTTACAATGGTTTATTATTATTACTAATAAAATATATTGCAAAAAATGCTACGCAAATCGAAAGTTACAATAAAAGGTACTCAAAAAGATGGATATGTTATTTTGATTGAAGATAAACAAGGTTCATGGGATATTGCTATAACACACGAAGAACTACAAGCACTATATAGGTTATTAAAAAAGAAATTTGACATTTAAAAATAAATAATGTGTAAAAAGTTATCCACAGTTATGCACTTGCATTTGCACACGCCTATGATATTATATAAATATAAGAGAAACACATTAAGACACTCTTGTGCAAAGATATATGACAATAGAACAAATCGCAAATAATGATACTCATTATGAACACGCAAAGCATAAGCACTATAATCACAAAAATTGCTCAACGTGTTACATAACAAATCAACATTTGCCAGACTATGAAACATCAATGGCAAAAATGAATTTGAAAAATAAAAAATACGCAGGAGATATGGGATTATCACATTACTCAATAATGTATACGAGTTAAAAAATGTCAAAAACAGAAAAAATACAAATTCTTACAGAAAATGCACAAAAATATATAGAATTATTAAATGAAACATTAAATGAATTAAATAAAGAGTTACAAAATGAAAAAGAATAAACAAATACCTTTCAGCGAAGAAGAGATCGAAGGAAATGCACAGTTTCCTAATTGGTTAGCAGGAAATAAGGTTTGTAAAGTAGTAATTATAGTTGCAATTATGTACTTTGCATTACAACTAGTAATATTATGGTAAATATATGAAAAACATCGCACAAGCAATAATCAATGTAATGACAGAAGTTAAAAATATTGAAAAAAAAATGAATGTAGGTACAGGTGATTCAAGTTATAAAGCAGTAGCAGATAGTATGGTTCGTAATGAGTTAAAAGACGCTATGGTTAAAAATGGGCTTGTTATATTGCCAATAGTCGTACAAGCAACAACAAAGATTGATCGTTGGGAAGAAGAAACAAAATATGGTACAAAAAAAATGAAACAATCAATACTTACAGATGCACACACAAAATATCTTTTATTACACACAAGTGGTGAAAGTATAGAACTATCAGGATATGGTCAAGGAGTAGACACTCAAGATAAAGGAGCAGGTAAAGCAACAACATACGCACTTAAAAATGTACTACTGGATACTTTCTTAATTATTAAAGGTGATGAAATGGATACAGACGCTACACACTCAAATGATATAGAAGTACCAAAAATATATACAAAAAAACAAAGTCAATATGACACAGATCCATTAGTAGATAAAGTAGATGAAGAAATATAAATATATGATACAAAATTTTACAATAACAAAACTTGATAATAAAGGAAACGAAAAAGCACCAACTAGATCACTTAGCACTAATCTAGGAACAAAAGAAAAACCATTGTGGACTACAATCGGTAAAGGGTGGGTAAAAACAGACGTAAAAGGAAACCAATATGTTTCTGTACAACTAGAAAAAACAAGACAGTATGAATCAGACGAGGGTGTTAAAACAGTAGAAGGATATGTCATTGTTAAAGAAAAAGAGTACACTAATTTAGTTGAATTTTATAAACAAAATTTTAAAACAAAAATAGGTAATACAGACGTTGTTTATCCTGATGAAGATATAAATCCAGAAAATATACCTTTTTAAAACATGAAACAAGAAATAAATAACTTAATAGAAGAAATTGAAAGAGGACTTATTAAATTAGAAATAAATACAAATAACCCTCATGTATCGCTTGACTATCAAACACAACTAGGAGGTTACTTGTCATCATGTATAGGCTTAATAGAAAAACTTGATACGTTAGAAGCACAATTTTTTATAGACAACAGATCAAATCACAAAAGCGATAATGCAACTAAAAAAGCGTGGGAAGTATCAGAAACTGGCATAAAACAAAAATTCTGGGAAACTAGAATAAAAAGAATTGAAGTACTTATAAAAAGATTAGAAGTCATATTTTATCAAGGTCGTGATGAAATGAAATTAAAAGAATTAAAATAAACACATATGCGTGTATCACTAGAACAAAAACTTTTACAATATATTAATAAAAATGAAGGTTGGCATAAAAAAGTACATCTGTTTGTTGCAGGAGATGAGTGGGGGTATAGTCCTGAATCAATAGGGCGAGGACTAAGAAAATTAGCAGAAGATGAAAAAATCCAAGTTGGATATTATGATGGAGTATACTCTAAAAATCTAGCAAAATATTGTAGTCTAAGTACTAAACAACCTAAAATTAGTTATAAAGAAATAGTAGACGATTTTGGAAATAGAAAAATGATACAAATAGTAAGTTAAAAATATGACACATAAATTAGAAAAACAGCACATTAAAAAAAATAGAACAGTTAGAAGTTCTGATCGTGAATGGGAATCATTAAAACAAAAACACAAAAAACTAAAAACTGGATTAACTTTTAGTAGATGGATGATTACAACATTATTAAAGAAATAACAATTAACCACAGTGTCGCTGGATTATAAGTTAAGAAAATAATTAATGGAGATATTACAGAAAGTGAATATAAAAGATTACTAATGTCTATTAAAGATTACTAACTAAACAGCTATTCCTAGCTTAAAGGAGAAAAAAATATATGAAAATAGAATTAGATGGTGCAAAAATACTAACAGAAATCTTTGAATTAGATGGAACTATACACTCTAAAATTCGAGGTGAGGTTCAAAGAAGATTAGTAGAGAAAGCTGTTAATGAAATAGAAAGTGAATACTTTGCTAATTCTTGGCAAGGAAGGAAGGATGAAATTAGAGATAGTGTCCTAGAGGAAGTTAAAGAAAAACAAGATGAAATTGTTAAAAAAATACTTCGGGATTTTTATGATGGGTATAGATACGGTAAAAAAGACATAGCAATACTAAAAAAATTAAAAGAACTTTTAGACGAAAGCTAACACCCAATAAAGGGTAACATTATAAATTAAGGAGAAAAAGAAAATATGATTGTTTTACTTTGTAAAATTGAAGATGGAGTATATAAATATCAAGAACTACCAGCAAAAATTGTAGATAATATTATTCTTCCTTTCGGTTGGATTGAATTAAGTCGACATAATAATTATTCCCCTAACACCCAATAAAGGGTATAAATGATATATGAAAACAAACAAAAGAAATATAGTAATCATTGAAATGAAAGGCGATAAGGTCTATATGAAATATCAGTCTCGTAATGTTGGTATGACTTATGTTTGATGAAATAGGTTTTACAGAAAATTCTAAATTAGGATTTTATAATGCAACTTATGGTATTGAACTTAGATATGACCTCACAAAATCCCTATTCAATCAAACTGATGAAGTAAAACAACAATTATTAGATTTATTAGTTGTAAGGAAATAATTTGCATTAGAATTTTAAAAATGTTATAATATATATATGAAAATAACAATACTATTTATCCTTGCGATAATACTAACAGCTACACACTTTTATAATAAAGGTCTAAAAAAATGTTTAGAGCAAAAAGAAGTTTGTCCTTGTAAAAACAAAAAACTTATTCCTGATCTAGTAAAGTCAAAATCAGGTAAAACAGTTAAAGTTTTAAGAGATAAAAAAGGTCATTTTGCTAAAAAACCAAAAATTGCACTTTAATTTTAAAAATGTTATAATAAATATTATTAATTAATTATTAACGTAACGAAACAAATAATTATGAACTACACAGAAGAACAAATTAAAGATGTTCAATCTCGTATTGACACTGCTGCTAAAAAAATAGCAGAAATCTTGAAAGAATCAGAACTTGTAATATCAGGAAAGATCTCTAAAGTTGAACTACAACAAGGAATCTTTGTTGACACAGTAAATGTTGGGTATTCAGATACAAAATATCTTCCTAAAAAAGATGCAGGCATAGCAGGTGCAACAGCAAAAGAAGCAAAACAAGACGTAATAGATAAAGACGCATAATATGATCAACTATATCCTAGGTATTATAACTGGGATTTTGTTGTCTTTAGTATCTATAATTGCTAATAAATTAGATATAAATAAAGTAAAATCTAAAGTATTAAGACAAAAAGCAGAAATAGTACACCTTACTAACCCACTAGATAATATTGATTTATGATCCCATTCGGAAAAAATATACTTTTTAAACCAAATAAAAAGAAAACTGTCCTTGAAACAAGCGACAAAAGATTAACAGACACAGGAACTGTAATAGCAATAGGTAGTGAAGTACAAAGTATAAAAGTTGGAGATTCTATTGCTTTCAATAGTTATGGTGCATGGACTGTGCAAATAGACAATGAAGATTACTATTTTTGCAGAGAAAATGACGAGATCATACTAGGAACATATTAAATATATGGTACTTAAAGAAAGCAAATGTATAAATCTATGGCTACATGATTATCAAATCACAGGCAATTTTAAAGACTGTGTAGAAGAAGTATGCACACGCTGTAGAAAGACTAAAATATTTCCAGTACGTAATGGTAAACCAGACGCAGTACACTATTATAAACATCATCAACGCCAAACACTTCAAAAATGGCATTATCTATATAACAATGAATACCCTAAAGAATAATATATTTACAGATAAATACGCTACTCAAGGTATAATAAATGGTATCAACAAAATTGCTGACGCTGTTGCTCTTACTATGGGAGCAAAAGGTTCTAATGCTATACTAGAAACAAATCTTTATCCTGGATATATGATAACTAATGATGGGTATTCTATCCTAGAAAAAGCACAGTTTGAAGATCCTTTAGAAGAACTTGGACGCAAAATATTATTTGATTCTGTATCACGAGCAAACAAACAAAGTGGAGATGGTAGTACAACAACGACAGTACTCACTCAATCTATTTTAAATGCAGGATTACAATATGATGTATCCTCAACAGAGATTAAAGACTCTCTTATTGAACTTTTGCCAATTATTGATAAACTTATTGACGAACAAAAGAAAGATATAACAGAAAATGATGTTTCATCAGTTGCAACAATCTCAGCAGAGAGTAAAGAAATAGGAGATTTATTGCAAGAAATATACCAAAAGATAAGCAAAGATGGCATTATTGAACTAGACAACTCAAAAACATTTGAAACAACATATGAAATAAAAGAAGGTGTGCGTTTTAACTGTGGTAGCCACTCACCTTATCTGTACAACAAAGATAACCGCGCAGAATATACAAAACCTTATATTCTAATAACAAAACAGAAGATTGCAACTCTTGATGACATTATACCAATCTTTGAAAAACTAAGTGAATTAGGTAAAAAAGAAATTGTTATATTCTATGACGATATATCTGACGCTGTTGCAGGAACGCTGATAGCAAATCACCTAAAAGGTATATTTAATGTTTTACTTATAAAAGCACCTGTAATATGGAAAGACTTTATATTTGAAGACTTTGCAAAAATAACAGGAGCAACAATCATTTCTGAAAAGACAGGCACATCACTTAAAGAAATGGAAATAAAAGATCTTGGTACTTGTAATAAACTTATCGCAACAAAATCAGAAACAACTATTCTAGGCATTAAAGATGTATCAGATCACATAAAAGCACTTCAAGAGAGTGGAACAGACGATGACGCTAGACGTATAGGCTGGCTCACAACAAAAGCAGCAGTTATAAGACTAGGAGCAAGTTCTGACACAGAGTTATCTTACAAACGCTTAAAAGTAGAAGACGCAATACACGCCTCAAGGTTAGCACTTCAAGATGGAATAGTAGCAGGAGGAGGAGTAGCACTATTAAATGTGTCTGACAGCCTTCCTGACACATTAGGAGGCAAGATACTAAAAGAAGCACTTAAAAGACCGATAGAGCAAATATGTGCTAATGCAAATATATTTCTTGAGTATACACGATCGTCTAATTCAAAAGGAGTAAACGCTAAAACAGGAGAGATAGTAGATATGTTCAAAGCACAAATAGTCGATCCAGCAAAAGTAGTAAAAAACGCAGTAAGAAACGCTGTATCTGTAGCAAGTACAGCACTCACTATTAAAATAGCAATCCCACTAGATAGAACAGAAGAACAAATTGCTATGAACTTTATAAACAAACAAAAGCAGTGGTAATATGAAACTTTACGCAGAATGCAATAGTTGCAACAAAAAAAGATTCTTTATTAAGCAACGCACATATAACATACCAAAACTAGGTAAAGCAACAAGCCAAGGAGAACTATGTTATAAATGCTATAAAGACATCAAAACAATTAATAAAAAGATAATGAGCAAAATGAGTAAATAGTTATGCCAGCAGGAAGACCAACTGAATATAACGAAGAAATGTTGAAAAAAGCACAAGAGTATATTGAAATGTGTAATGATGATGAAATTGAAAAAACTAAAATTGGTAGAGGAGGTGGAGAAGTTGTGGAGTATAAAATAAAAGTTAAGATGCCAACAAAAGGAGGATTAGCAAGATTTTTAGGAGTTCATAGGGACACACTTTATCAATGGAGTAAAGAGTATGAACAATTTTCCGACATTATGGAACAACTTGGTGCAGAACAAGAAGATAGGCTTATAAATAATGGTCTTTCTGGAGATTACAATCCAACTATTGCAAAAGTTCTTTTAACTAAACATGGATACAGAGAAGGAATAGACGCAACAACAAATAATAAAGATGTAGGAACTGTATTATTAAATCCAGTAACACAAGCATTAGCACAAGAATATGAAAGCAAACTTAAAGAAAACTTATAATGAAGTTGAGGAACTTTTAAAGCAGTGTATACATGAGTTTGAAATACAAGGTTATAGTTGCATTATAAAATCTCGTGATTCTAAAGATTTAAGAAAACTATTAAAGCAATTAAAAAAAGAAAATAGAAATGAACTACCTACAATACAGAAAGCATAATAAGCAAAGAGGGGAAGGTTACATATTTCCTATCGATATACTTCCATATTTACAGATAAAGTTATCACCTACTAATAAAATGTATTGGATAATAAAAAGAGTACTTATTGTATGGTATAAATTATTTCCTAAAACATATAAAAGAAATAAATAACAATGAGCCTACTAGAACAAGTATCAATCCACGCTTGGATTCAAAACAATGGAATAAGAACAGAATCTGGAGAAGTGCTTGACTTTAAAAAGTATAAGTTCATGTTTGATATTTATGCTGATAGAAGTCCATTGATTACTTGTATGAAGTGCGCTCAAATAGGTTTCACAACGTATGAAATCTTAAAAACTGCACATGAATGTAAAAATGAGAAAATAGATATTTTATATGTTCTGCCTACTGCCGATGATGTTAAACGATTTTCTGGTGGTAAGACAAATAAAATGATTGCACAAAATCCTGTATTACAAGAGTGGACTACTGACAAAGACTCTATAGAACAAAAGCAATTTGGATCTAATACTATATACTATCAAGGAAGTTGGACTGAACGAGCAGCATTGATGATTACTGCTAAAAAACTTGTAGTGGATGAGTATGATAGATGTAAGCAAGATATTGTTGAACAATACGATTCACGTTTGCAGTCTATAGCAAATCCAAAGAAAGCATTTTTCTCTAATCCTTCTATTCCTGACTTTGGTGTTCATAAATGGTATCTTAAATCAGACCAAAAGAAATGGCACGTTACTCACTCATGCAATGAAACATTTGTAATGGATGAAAATTGTATAGACTATACTCATGAAATATACAGATGTCCTAGTTGTAAAAGCGAGATAAACAGTGAAGAAGTACGAGGAGGACAATGGTTACCAACAGCAAAAGGAGAATGGTCTGGCTATTGGATACCTCTATGGATTGCTCCATGGATGTCTGCTAAAGATATATCAAAAATGAAGCGTGAAAAGACGCAAGAGTTCTTTGATAACTTCGTAGCAGGAAGACCTTTCTTTGGTTCTGGTAATAAAGTTATGCCTGAAACTATCTATCAAAATGTGTCCCAGATTGTCAACGACCAATCAGGAACCATTATTATAGGAGTGGATACAGGATTGCCTATACACTATGTCATAGGTAATAAGCAAGGTATATTTTATTATGGTAAATGCGATGATTATGATACATTAGAAAACTACTTGAAACGTTGGGATAATGCAATTATTGTATCAGACCAAGGTGGAGATCTAATTGGTATAAGAAAACTACAAGAAAAGTATCCGAGCAGAGTATTCCTATGTTACTATCGTGCAGACAGAAAGACACAAAGACTTATTGACTGGGGGCAAGGTGGTGAATATGGAAAGGTTACAGCAGATAGAAACAGACTTATGCAATTAGTTATTGACGAGTTGGGCGACAAACGTATTACTTTATGTGGAAAACGTGAAGACTATGATGGGCTTGTTGAACACTTTGGAAATATATATCGTACTAAGACAGAAAACGCACTTGGTATTATGGAATATAAATGGGAAAGAACAGGAGCAGACCACTGGGTGCATAGTCTAATTTATTGGCGAATAGGTATGGATAAATACAGTGAAAGTATGGCAGAAGTAGTTGGATCTGACATATTTGCAGGATTACCTATAGGGAGATTTTTTGATTAAGTATGACGAAGATAGAACTCACAGATGAAGACGCTATGCTATTTATGAAGTTCCAACAGTATTATGATGTTGTTGGGTACTTGATAGGTTTTATGGAGTCAACAGGTATGTATAATATAAAAAACTCATCTATTACTATTGACATAGATAAAGATGGTATTGTGCAACATACATCAATAACACGACACTTTCGCAAATAACTTGCATGATATTTTACTATATGATATAATGTATATAGTTAAATAAATATTAAATTGCCAACGTAACGAAACGAGGCTGTCCCCAAAAGGGCAGTCTTGTTTTTATTTTATAATATGGATCCAGTACAACTAAACGTTCTCGGAGTACAGCAACTGGTAAACAGTCCAGTAAATAAGACTTTCAAAAACCCACAATCAGATAGTGAAGGTGTTATTGGCAATTATCAGCACATTTTGTCCCTTGATCTTGATGATGATGAACTTTTGCAACTTGCTAATTTATGGGAATCAAGTTATTCAACATACGAAGAAAAACTAAAAAGACGACAAGAATTAAACTATAAATACTATCTAGGGCGTTCTGAATATGCAGGAGGTGATACTGATAAAGTGATTCCTTCTAATCTTATATTTGAAGCACAAGAAACCTTTATTCCAGCAGCACTTGCTAAAAACCCTACACCTGTAGTATATCCTGCAAGTCCTAATCCAATAGGAGATACAATAGCAAAGAACATAAAAACAATGCTGCAATATCATGCAGACACACTTGTTCTAAGACGTAAGTTATCACTTGTTGTAAGACACTGGAGTACTTATTTTGTTGGTGCATTAAAACATGGGTGGGATGACTCTGTAGAAGATATTAGTCTTGATGTTATTTTACCATCTAACCTTATTCTCGATGAAAATGCTTCTATAGATTCTTATGGAAACTATACTGGAGCATATCTAGGTGAAAGAAAGAAATGCACAGCACAAGCATTGATTGATTTGTTTAGTTCAGAATACAGTCCAAATAAACTTAGTGCAGAACACGTTGCATTTATTACTGCTTCTGTTGATGGAAAACTAGGCACAGAAGTTAAGTATACAGAGTGGTGGACTAATGAATATTGTTTTTATACTTACAAAGGTATTGTTCTTGATAAGCATAAAAACCAATTCTATAACTATGATGTAACAGAAAAACAAGAACCAACAGAAGAAGGCGAAGAACCAGAGGAAACAGTAACACCAGGCAAAAACCACTTTGGACGTCCTAAAATGCCTTATACTTTCCTAGGTGTGTTCTCAACAGGACAACACCCACATGATGATACTTCTCTTATTGAACAAAACATACCAAACCAAGACTTAGTCTTGCAACGTATCAAGCAAATCAATAAAAACCTTAATGTATCAAACAACTCTCTAGCATTATCTGCCGAAAACTTTAACAATGAAACAGCAAAACAAGCAGCAGACGCTGTAGAAGCAGGACAGCCTATCCTTGTTCCACGAGGAAAATCTATTAGAGAGGCTATAGAAAGATTACCAGCAACAAATCTTCCTTCTGACGCTTTCAATCAGTTGCAAGACATGACAAATAGACTACGTTCTATTTACGGAACTCTAGGAATCAGTGGTGCAGGTGGTGTAGCAGAAAAGACAGTACGAGGACAAATACTTAACCAACAACAAGATAACTCTCGTATTGGTGGAGGAATCGGAGACGCACTAGAACAAGTTGCAGACAATGTCTTTAACTGGTGGGTACAAATGTATTATGTATTCTATGATGAACCTCACTATGCTTCTATTCTAGGACGTGGACGAGCAGCAGAATATATTACATTTCAAAACTCTGATCTTACAGAAAAAGTTATCGTATCTGTGGCAGCAAACTCAATGCGTCCACATGATGAGATCACAGAGATAAACCAAGCACTTGATCTTGCAAACTCTGGCTGGCTTGATCCTCTATCATTGTTTGAAAGACTAAATGATTCTGATCCTAAAGAAACAGCAAAACGTGTAGTTATGTGGAAAACAAATCCACAACAATACATGGCGACATATTTCCCTGATATTCCACCTCCAATGCCTCAAATGCCACAAGGAGACGAAGTAGCACCTGAACAGGATATTGCACCAGATATGAATGAATCATTATCAGCAAACCCAGTATCACCAGAGTTATCACAAGTTCCGATAAACTCATCAGGTATGCCAAGTATCTAATAAAACATAATAAGATCTGTCCTTTCTGGGTGTTGGACTATAAAGCAAACCCTGTTATACAATAACGTCTTTCTCTAGTTCGCAGACAGTAAAGAACGAACCGATATAATGACATCATCATTCGATGACTTTGTGGAAAGTTTGCCAAATTCAGAAGAAGGATTTGACATCAATAGTGAATTGAATCCAACACTATCAGACTCACAACCTGAAACAAATGGAAACACTGTTAATAAGATAGATTCTGAAAACGAGGATCTTCCTTTTAACAAAAACCCTAAGATTAAAAAGTACATTGAACGTCAAGTTCAAAAAGGCTTAAAATCAGTAATGGGTAACACACAGCAAGAATTTACAAGAAATAGTCTTCCAGCACAAAATCCATCTGTGTCATCAGTGCCATCAGAATGGATAGCAATGTATGGTGATGACGAGAGTTCTCTAAAGGCTTGGGAATATAATCAATCTATCTTATCAAGAGAAATTGAAAAAGCAAAAGAAGATTTATTAAAATCTATTGAGCAAAAAGAATATTCTCAAAAGCAACGTGAATCAGAAGTAAACAATTTTATAGAAGAATCTATTGAATCAATAGAAGAAGATAATAATATTAGTTTATCTAAGAAAGATCGTTCAGAGTTTCTTGACCTCGTCCAACGACTATCACCAAAAAATGAAGATGGAGATATTGTAAGTTTTGCTGATTTTGGTACATCTTTTGAAATATTTAAACAAATCAAATCAAAAAGTGCACCAAGCAATTCAGTAAACAAAGCACTAGCGTCTCGATCTGCATCATCTAACACATCATCTGAAATAAAAACAGAACCTAAAGGTTATGTATCAGGCATGGGTGCTAATGGTATCAGATCTGCTCTAGGCTTATAATTAATAATTAACCCAAATATAATATATGCAACCTAATGTAAATATTACAACAACAACAAACCAATACTTGGCTCCTATGTGGGTTGACTTGGTCTTGCGTAGATTTTAGTTGCGCAAGTAAAATCGGGTTAAACGGGGAAACTCCAAAAAGGACAATCCCGTAGCAAGCAAGTGAAAGCAATGAAAGTAACTTGACGCTCTAACGACTAGAAGGTGAGAATGCAATCAATAACCCTTCCACGAATGCCCGACATCTGAAAAGATGGTGATATAGTCTGAACATTAGAACTTTGACAAGCATAAATAAATAGTATATACTTCTGTTATGAAAACTATTTCTTTGCAAGAACAACGAAAACAATATTATGCTAAAAATAAAGAGCATATAAAACAAAAAAGTGCACAATACTATATTCAAAATAAACAAAAAATTTTAAAACGAATTAGTAGCACATACAAATTAAATCCGTTTTCTGTAAGAGAAAAAGCAAAAAAATTTGCTCTTGAAAATCCTATTAAAATAAAAGAGTACCAAAAATCTTGGAAAGAAAGAAATCCTGAAAAAAGGAAAATTTATACAAGAAACTCTAGAATAAGAAGATATGGAATAGAGCCAGAACAATACTATAAAATGCTTGATGAACAAGGTCACGGCTGTGCAATATGCAAATCTAAACCACAAAAAAGATCAATGAGTATCGATCACAATCATAAGACTGGGAAAGTAAGAGGTCTTCTATGTGACAGTTGCAACTTATCTTTAGGGCATCTTGAAAGAGATGAATGGGTAGAAAAAGCAAAATTATATCTAGCCAAGTATAAATAAAACTAATGATGTAGAATAATTAAAAAATCTGCGATAACAAAATGGACAACTTTTTCTTCGGAGAAATCCTTAAAAAAGTTAAATCTTATGAAGGTTCACAAATGCTTTTCCCTAAACTTATAAGTTTGATATTCTTAATGGGGAAATAAAATTGATTCTAATATACGGCGAAAATCCCAAGAGCCAAAATCCGTAAGGATTAGGACAAACGGAAAACGCCGACCAAGTCCCTTGACATCTATAATAGGAAAGTATATACTGTATATATGGAAAATAATATATACATGGCAGGTTTTTTTGATGGCGAAGGTTGTGTACGAATAAACAAACGTATTCGTAATAAATATACAGAATATTCTGTATTCATAACTATCGGTCAAAAAGATGGTGCAACAATTGATTGGATTGTACAAAATTTTGGAGGAGGTTCATACTTTATAAAAAGAGACAACTCTTATGTATGGACTGCAACAAATAAAATAGCGTATGAAACTTTAAAAAAAATTACACCATATTTAAAATATAAAAAACCACAAGCACTTTTAGCACTTTCTTTTTCTGAGGAAAGAAATCAAGGTAAAAAAACAACCTTAGAAGAAAAAGAGCGAAGAGAATTACTTATTAAAAAACTTAGTGAAGAAAAAAAGAAATTTACTAAGTCAATCTATTGTAGAACAAAAGACAGGTTCAACGACTAAACGAATCAACACAGAAATGTGATGTAATAGTCTGAACTCTATAGAGATATAGAGAAGAGTACTCGAGTGTAAAGACACTCTAAAGAAGCAGTACTCTCACACAGTGATGTGTAGTAACAAATGATTAAATATCAGAAAGGCGTTGCATCTGTGGCATTTAATGGTTTTGATGTTCTTCCAATTAACCAACAGCCAGTATCTGTTAATATGACTTTCTATCCTACATTCGTAGCAACAAACGTTGCTCTTGCTGGATCAGATCTTTCACAAAACAATACTAAAATGAAAGTACTTGATCTTATGACAACTACTATGGAATCTCGTGCACAAGATGCAGCAGATGACATTGGTAATATGTTCCAAGGTGATGGTACAGCATTTGCTGGTAAGGCTCCAGCAGGTCTAGGAAACATTGTTGATGATGGATCAGTTGCTTCAACTTATGGAGGACTATCTCGTGCAACATACAATGGTCTTAACGCTACAGTTACTTCAACAAGTACAATCTCACTTCTTAAAGTGCGTCAACTTGCAAACAGTATTTCTGATGGTGGTGTACGTCCAAACTTTGCTCTTACAGATTACAACACTGCTGCTTACTTTGAACAACTTTTGATGCCATTCCAACAAAATATGTACGCTAATGGTAAAAATACTACTAGTGCAGGTTCAGGATATGACACTCTTATGTGGGATAACATTGTTATTTCAAAAGATAAAAAAGTTACTTCTGGTACATTCTATCTATTAAATACTAATTTTCTTTCATGGTATGGTCTTAAATGGTGGGAAGGCTCATCAGTTTCTGTTGCTGCTAAAAACATTGTTGGAAACGTTTATGGTGAACAACCTTATTCTTCAACAGGTAAAGCATTTTCATGGACTGGATGGATTCGTGCCTACAACCAAGGAGCAATCAATGGTTTCATGATCCTCGGAGGTCAACTTATCTGTACAGCACCATTCCGTCAAGGAAAACTTACAGACATCACTGGGTACTAATAGTCGTATTTTTATTAATAATATGATATAATAAAGATATGATTTTTACTCAAACAAAACAATATGATCCTGCTGCTGCCCTAGGCATGGCACAATCAATTCAAGGTAAAGTGGCTATTTATGCTGACGCAGGTGCTCCAACATTTGTAGCAACAAAAGGCTCTCTTTATCTACGCACAGATGGTTCTTCAACTTCAACTCGTGCTTACATCAATACTGATGGAAACACAACTTGGACTGCTGTAACTACTGCTGCTTAATTATTCATTTAATCAAACACAATTTATGTCTCGATTAACAAACAAAGGACAAGGTGCTCCAATCTCACTTTTCACAAAGTCAACAGACGCAAGTTTAGTAACTGCGTGTGGTCAACGTTTTGATCTTGAAGATGGACGTGAAGTAGTTATTGTTAAAGCAGGTGCAGTTGACTTGGTATCAGGTAAACTCGTACAGGCTCCAGCAGTTATCGCAAACCACGTTAACCTTGTAGTTACAGCGTATGCTGCTGCTAATGTACAACTTGGTACACCAGCAAAAGTAACTGTAACTCTAGGTGCTACTGCTGCTACTGAAAATCAATACGCTCAAGGTTATCTTATCGTAAACGATGGTGCAGGTGAAGGTCAATCTCTTAAAATTACTGGTAATACTGCTGCTCTAGGATCTGCTTCATGTGTTATTTCACTTGAAGACGCTCCAGTAACAGCAATTACAACAGCGTCAAACGTTTCACTTATCTCTGATCTTTACAAAGATGTTATTGTTGCTCCTACAACATTAACAAGTAAAGTTATTGGTGCAACTATCTATCCTATTTCTATCGGTGAATATGGATATATTGCAACAAAAGGTATTGTATCTCTATTAGCAGATGGTGTTGTTGCAACAGGTGTTGCAGTTTCTCCTTCAAATGCTGTAGCAGGTGCTATTGAATCAGGTGTTATTGCACAAGGTTTTGTTGGTACAACAGTACAAGATACTGTTGACACAGAATATCGTGCAGTTTCTATTGATCTTTAATATTTGAATCAGTTTTGAATCAGTTTTGAATCAGTTTTAAATCAGTCCTAGTCCCTTACTTCGGTAGGGGAACTGGACGGGTTCAGAACCCGAGAGGAGTCGTTGCCTCTTTATAAGATAAATAAAAACATAGTATGAATCAAGAAACATACACACTTCCTGAGGACTTTGATGGTGTATTTCGTTTTACGAACTTCACTGATGAGGACTTCACAACTCTTTGGAATGGTCAAGAGTATACTTTTCCAAAACAATCTCGATCCCCAATGATTATTTCAGGTGAATCTCCTGAAAATGTGCAAAATATTAGAAAAATATTCGCAAAACGTCTCGCAAAAAGAGAATTTTACAAAGGTGCACGTTATGATGAATTAAATTCATTGACTGAAAAGTCAAGAGGTGTCCCAACAACATTTGATGAAGATAAAGAGTTCGCTCCATTTATTCAAAAATGTTTGGAACCACTTCCAGCAGCACGGGCTACTGTAAAAGAAAAAGTAAAACAAACAATCACTGTTTCTGAACACACAAAAATTGTAGGAGACAAAGAAAGTTTGAAGAGTAACGCTTCTGATATTGGGCAACAACTAGATACATTAGAATAAACAAACTATATGCAACTACTATCAAAAAATGAAATAATTAAATATCAAAATGATGACAAGAAGTTGCAAATAGACAATGGGGTAAGAATTGCAAAAAAAGTAGACGAACTACGCAGTACATTATCCATCGAGGAAGATAAACTTGCTACATTTAGAACAACAACTATCAATGTGGTTACAAAAGAAATTGACGCACTTATAGAAAAGAAATCTAGTGTAGCAAGTGAAATCCTTGCTCTTGAAGAAGTAAAGAATAGAATGTTACTTCCAATAACTACTGAACAAAAAAAACTTGATATTTTAAAAGAAGACAACTCTAATTTATTGGAGTCTATAAGAAATGAAAAGCGAGAACTTTCTATTATTAAAAACAATGTAGAAAATGAAACAAAGCAAAGTAAATCACTTTTAGACACATTAGAAAAGACAAAACAAGAATTAAATTCTCGTGAAAAAATTGTTTCTTTGAAAGAAAAACAAGTACAAGGAACGTTATTTGAAGCACAACAAGACAAAATAAACTTCGAGAAAGAATACTACGAAAAGACAAAGGTTCTGGAAGACAAAATACAACGTGCTGCAATCGCTGAGGCAGATTTCAAAAACTTTATTAGCAACTTAAAGCAAAAAGAAAAAGAATTAGATATTCTTTTAACTCGTTATGGGAACAATAGATCAAAATAGTAGATGGGTTGGTTTAGGGTATGTAGAAGGCACAAAAAACATGGTGCTTCCTTTCTCAATAAATCCAACTAATAATAAACTATTGATTGAGATCATACCGAGAGCAGATCCAATGGATCCACTTGTAGCAATAAGTGAAAATATAAGAATTGATGAAAATACTAGACAAGCAGCAGCAGCAATAACTGATGATAGTAATAAAACAATTACAACATTAACAACAGATAGTATAGCAGGCTTACCTTGCCTTAGAGTAGAGTTATAAATATGGCTAAAATGGAACAATCAACACAAGTACATACACACACAGGAATTGTTACAGCAGCAGGAACAATTCTTAATGAGTTTCAAGATCGTAGAGAAGTTATTATACAAAATTTAGGTACAAATCCGTTATTTGTTAAGTTCGGAAATGACGCATCTGTGTCTGATTTTGATGTTATTTTATCAGGAGGCACTGCAAATGACGATGGTATTGGAGAGAAAGTCTCATATAACTACGTTTCATATGTAGGTGCAATTAGTGTTGCTGGTACTTCTGTACGTTGTACTGCAACAGAGTTTTAGCATATGTTTTTTAGTAAACCAGCAAAAAATGGAGGTGGTGGAGGTAGTACTCCAGTAACATCTCTTACAGGAACACCAACAGAAATAGTGTACATAGACAATGCTGGTGTTGGTACTAGTGATGCTCTTGCAACTCGTGATTCTGTAACAAACGAAACCTATATTGGTTATCGTACAAGTGGAGGAGATTTTTCAAACGGATTTCACTTAGGAAATATCTTAGGTGGAGCAATATCAGATGGCGCAGGATTGCAACGTCATGATGCAGTAAACGATACCTATACTTTTTTTGCTACAATAGATGGAACATCAATAGGAGGAAGAGTTAATACTCTAGTAGGAGGATATGTTGATTTTACAAATAATATTTACTCAACTGCTACATTTGATAAAGTTTCAGCAGGTTTTGACTATGATAATAGTGTTTTGGGTGTAGGTGGTAGTATACAGTTAAATGATACTAATGCATACATAGAATACAGTGATAATGGAAATACATTTCAAGCACAAACACAATATGAATCTAATGGTATAACTACACAATATAGAAATATAGGTGCAAATGCTAGTACTCAATTATTTACAGGGGATGGTTTTATTTCTGGAGGTGATAGATTTAATGAAAGAAATAGTATGATATTTAACCTAGATGACAACTCACAACAGTTTTATGTCAAAGGATTAAAACATATTAATCCACCAAGTATTTCAGGCATTAATTTTACAGGTTCAGGATTAAATAATATTATTGTTGATTTTTCTGGTTATGTTTTAACAACACCAACAGTATATAATATAACCATCGATGGATTAAATACTGATTTTGTTGAATTTAACCTGTCAACATTAGTAGGTACATTTGTTGTTGGAGAAACAATAACAAGTACAAGTGGTGGTTCTGCTACAATACTAGGAATATCTAATGATAGTACTAATAACTATCAGTATATTAGTTTGACAGGTACAACAGGAACATTTCTTACTGGTGATGTTATAACAGGCTCTATTTCTGGTACAACTGCTACTTTATTTGTAGATTTATACCAAATGGATACTTATTCATGGAATGATGGAGGTATAAACAGTGGAGCATTACTTCCAGCAAAGATTTTAAAAGGAACATTAATATCACAAAATGTAATACTAAACTTTAGTAGTGGTTTAGGTCACGTAATAAATGACAACTGGGTGTTCACTATTTCTCCATCAACAACATCATTAGGTGATATGCTTAACCTTAATGCTCAATTCGGAACAATGAGAATGGGAGACACTACACAAATATCAAGTAGAGTATTCTATGAAGTAAATGATACTAATGGATATGCACGAGTTCATGGATTGCAATCAGTTGTTCCAAGTTGGACACCAAGTACTCTTTCAGATGGATTTACAGGCTCAGGTCTTAATGATATGCACTATGATAGTACTACTACATATACTGGTACATATCCTAGAGTATATACCGCAACAATTTCAGCAGTAGACTGTGTACGACTACAAATATATTCAATTACAACTCCAGGATTTACTGTTGGTGATACTGTAACAGACCTAGTTTCAGGTTCAACAGGTACAATATTATCTGGTGGAGATGCAGAAGGTATCATTATTATTCAACCAATAATTGATAATGGTTGGAATACTGCAACTCAAGTTGACGATATAACATCTGGTGCATCTTCTCTATGTATTTTTAACCAATATACAGATACTTTTGATTGGAATGATGGAGGTACATTTGTAACATACAAAGATACAAATACGTTTGTATTACTTAATGATGGATTATCTGTTGGATTCTATAACTTTACAGGACATACAATAGGAGATAGTTGGCAATTTACAATGTTGCAAGGTACAAACTATACAGATATGGCTTTCTTTGATGGAGTAAATCGAACTATGTCCATCGGGGATGTAGAACAAGCTGCAAAGGATGTTCGTACAGACTGGGTATTAGGTACAGGTAAAAAGCATGGTATTTATGAATACCTTGGAGATGCACAAGAGTACCGCGTCTCAAATTCTGTTGGTAAACTTTTAGTTCTTGATTCAGATACATTTAACCAAACTGTTATTTTCAGCATAGCAGACCCATTTAATGGACAAACTCCGTTTTCTGTTAAAACCGATAACGGTGCTTATGGATTTAGATTTCAAATGTTTGATGCTGGGCAACACTCTGCAACATTAGGTGCACCAACTGTTGGAAACAATACATTTCTTAGGGTTGACGATGATACAAAAACTATAACTCTTGGAGCAAGACATATATCAGCACCACTATCTGCATACGCAGATGATGCAGACGCAGGTACAAATGGTGTCGTTACTGGAGAATTATATCAAACAGATGGAACAGGTTCAGCACCATTAAACATTGCTGGAATTGTTATGATAAAACAATAATTATAAAACTAACATATAAACATAAATATATGGCATACATAAAACAATTTACAAACGGAGCAGGATTTACAGGAGAATATTGGCGTCTTACAGGGCTTGAAATAAACAAGTTCTCAAATTCAGTAGAGGCTCGTATTTCTTGTTATAAAGATAAGGGTTCACGAGATACAAACCTAGCACCATTTGCTCATAAAGTATTTACTCTTAAACTTGAAAATATTGAACTATCAAAAGATATTCAAGAGGAGGTGTATAAACTTATTAAAACAGCAAAATCAAACACTGGCGTTGCTTCAATTAATGAAGTACCATTCTTTGCAGATTCTATAAGTGCGTAGATTATAATATTGTAGGGTAGATTTTAAATAGTCTACCTTATCAATCTTATAAAAGATTTTATTATTATTATAAAAAATACACACATGGATTTAATTGATTTTATAAATAAATACTGGACAATACTAGCTGGTATTTTATCTTTTATGACTACTATTATATATGCACAAAATGAAATTAAAAATACAAAAAAAGATATGGTTACTCAAAAAGAAGCACATGATGCAGCTATCGCTGATTTAAAAACACAGCATACTACATTAGAAACAAGATTTAATGAGAATAAAGATAAGATTGCTGATTCAATAAGTTCAATACAAGGAGACATGAAATCAATAAATACAAAACTTGATTTATTGATTGATAAAAAAATACAGTAATTAATAAATAATAAATATTAGAGATATGTCATATTACACCATACAACAATTCCAAGATGATTTAATGCGAAAAGTTAAGTGTGAAGAAAGTAGTGATTTCTTTGGCTTAATTGATGAAGCAATAAGGAATCTATTATCTAAGTGTGACCCACTAGAAACAAAACGTACTAATTATATTGAGTATGGTGTATTTGGTAATCAATCACGATATTATGTACCTGAAGATTTAAAAAATAAACGTGTAATTGATATAAGAAAGCAAGTTGGAAGAACATATAGAGATGACTATGCTCAAACCTCAGAAAGAACATTTGATAAATATAATAGTACTTCTCCTTATTTGATAGATAATCATTTTACTATTGAACATATTAATGGTAGACGTTATCTTAGATTTGCTGACCATGAAGACTGTCGTGTTTACTGTATAAACTCTTGTGACAAAATTAGTGATTGGAATACTTATGGTTCTATAACTAATCTTAGGATTGATAATCTAAACTTTACTCAAGGTAAAGGTTCTTTACGTTTTGATATTGGTACAGGTATATTTGGTGCTATTGAATGGTTATCACCAGCCCCAATAAACATATTAAAATATAAACAAATTGGTTCACTATTTCTATCAATGTATACAAATAAAATACATGATATACAAAGTATTACATTAAAATGGGGTTCTTCTCCTACTGATTATTATAGTTTTACAATAACATCTCCACATAACTATATTGATTTTGTTGAGAAATGGCAGCAACTAAAATTCACTTATGATGGAATGGATGTTGTAGGTACACCAAATGATTCAGCAATTACAAACTTTAGAATAGAATTTAATACAAATGGAGTAGAAATACCAGATGTGCGTATTGACAGTATTACAATTAATGCTGCAACTCTTTATGAAATAAGATACTATTCTGATTGGATAATTAGAGACCCACAAACACTTGAGTTTAAATCAAAACCAACATCTGCTTCCGATGAAATTATATTAGATAGTGATGGTTATGAATTACTATTACTAGAGGGGTCTATTTTACTTGCAGAAGAAGTAAGAAAAGATGAACAAGAGATTTCAAGATTTGAAAGACAGCTAAGAGATAAATACGTTAATTTTAACCAAGACCATAAATCTGAATACGAAAGACCAATAGAATATTACTACAAACGTCATTTAAATAATGGTTATGGATACGGTCGTTGGGGTTACTGGAATAATAGAATATAATAAAATGTCCAACTCAGATAAATATGTTTTAACACAAGATTTTGGGATGTACCAAAACCATGACGACATTACTACGATGAATAGTAATAGTCTTGCGTATGGTTCAAAAAATGTTCTTATAACTGGTGATGAAACTAAAGTTATTGAATCAAGAAATGGTTATACAATGGTTGGCTCTGAAAGTTCTGGTACAACTCCAATAAGAAGTAAATATGATGATTATATTAACTCTGCTGGTGTTAAATTATGGTTTAGAGAATATGGTACCAATACTTCTAATATTGAAGTATATTATAAAGGAACATGGTATCCATTTGTTACAGGTATTTCATCACATCATGAATCTTATTTTACAGAATGGCAAAATAGTTTTGATGGTATAAACCATTTAATTTGGGTGAATGGAACTAATAGTATTAAATACTGGTTAGGTGGTATTTCTTCTGTTTCTTCAGTTACAGCAAACACAATTGTATTTGATGATAATATAATTAATTCATTACAACAACCAGGTGGGACTGTGGTTATGAATGGTGTTACATTTACTTATACTGGTATTTCAGGACAAACACTTACGGGTGTTGCACCATCCCCAGTAGGAACATGGACTCCGTCTAGTGTTATTATCGTACCACATCAAACTACAACATTAGAATTACTTGGTCAACCAACAACAACTCCTGATTTAGATATTTGTGGGGTTCTAGAAAACCATGTATGGTATGGTAATTATAAAAATAAAACAATATGGGTATCATGGTCTCGTGATGCAAAATCTTCATATACACCAACAGAAATAGTTGCAACTTTTGACAACTTAATTGTTTCTGGAACTTATACTGGAACAATAAAAAAGAAAGTATGTATCGATACAACAAGTATAACAGAACAAGATAAACAATCATATACAGTTGTATCTACACCATCTTTTTCATACACAGGTATATATACAATTCCAACAAGAGGTAAATTTAAAACAGTTGTTACTTCTGTAGTACCAGGAATAAGTATTACTGTTGATTATTATTTCCAACCAGATTATACCTTACCTTTTTCTGGCTCACCAAGTGGAACTTTTACTTTTAATACAACAAATATTGGCTCATCTTATGATTTAGGTGGTACTGGAATAAAACTATTTGTACAAAATATTATAGGCTCAGTAACTCCACAGGATACATATCTATTAGAAATTGGTGGAGCAGACCAATATTCATATAAAGTATATGATGATAATAAAAACATCATACAGACTGGTTCTAATATACCAATGAATAATTTACTAATAATTGATGGAGTAACATTTTCTTGGAATAAATTTACTGGTCATACTCTTGGTGATAAATGGTGTTATACTTTATACCCTGAAGTTGTTCATGGTTTTGCTGATATATATCATGATGACCCAAGAAAAGCAACTCAAGGGTTTGTTCATATTATAGATTCTCCACCAGTAGCAATGATTCAACAAGAAGGTAAAATGTATTTTAATTCAAGAAATGGGATATGGACTACTGCTGAATTTAAACTTGCTGCTGAAAATGGTAATCAAACAATTCTATTTAATCGTCTAAAATCTGAATATGCTAATAAAGCACTAAGACAATCTTTAATGTGTCATGCTGGTAACGATGTATTATTTGTTACTATAGATAACACAGTTGAATCACTTGGTAGAGTTACTGCTATAGATACACCACAAACTAAACCAATATCTAATCAAATTAAAATAGATATGAAGAATAGTAATTTTACACCATATGAAGATGGTACTCTTTGTGGTAGTCTTGATTTTGTTGATAATAAATTATTTGTAACTGTACCATTAGATGGATTAGTTTATATATATGATTTTGTGCAAGGAGGTTGGCAACCACCACAAGAATATCCAATAACATCTGTTTCTATTATAAATGGACTTGTTTGTGGTCATTCATCTTTCTCTAATGAAACATATAATATATTTAATAGTTCTAATGATAATGGACAACCATTTAAATCAGTTGCAGTATTTCCATATAACTCTTACGGCTACAGATATGATAAAAAATCAATAACAGGAATATATACAGAAGGATACAAAAATAATCAATCTAATTTAACTGTTCATTTTTGGAAAGAATATGGTGGATGTGAAGGTAAAATAGTTAATAGACTTGACCCTGAATTTTGCCAACTTATAGATAGAGCATCTCTAGGTAAATCACAATTAGGTTATCATGGACTAGGAAATGATGATTCTTTCTTTGTAGACAAATTTAGAACTGTTACAAAAATAGCAAAAGATTGTTGGTATGAATCTTCTATTAAATATGAACAAGATAGTATTGATGGATACTTTAGATTAATTGCTGTTGGGGTTAATGCAACTGGTGGAGAATGTTCAAACTCAGGATTATGTAAACTAAGACGTTCACCTGAACCAGAAGATTACATTGGTGTACCAGGTACTGATGGATACTCTAACTATATTAATCCAGGAAGTTCTCATCTATATTCACCTAATACAGGAGGTCCAGTTACACCAGGAGATGGTCCAAACTTCGGAAATGGTGGACCAGTTACTCCTGGAGGTGGTTCTGGTGGTGGTCCAGTTACTCCAGCATAGTTTGCATCTATTACAAAATAATGGTAAAATAAAATTATATTATGACACAAACAAATTTTATATCAGCTCAAAACCTAATATCACAAACAGGTTGGACTAATATTAATGCAATATTACTTAATAATGGTACATATGCAGTATCTACTCCAGTTACAGGATTAGTATCTGAATTTACTGTTGGTAATTTCCTATTTAATATACCGACTAGCTCACTTGTTTCTGGTATTGAATTTGAGTTTGATGCTTATCGTGGTATTACATCTTTACCATCAACAACATTAGAATTATGGGCTTATGACAATACTAATAGTAATAATGCATGGTATCAATTAACACCAGTATTCACAGACTTACATTTATCTGCAAGTACTTTTGTGCTTGGTGGTACAACATATACATTTAACCAAAATCTTACATCTGACCAAGTAAATAATTTAAAATTTAAGGTTGTTGTTAATGATGAAGTATACATTGGTGCATTTAAAGTACGAATTACTTATTCTGAACCAGTAAACAGTGTAACTACATCGTCTAGTGTATGTACTACATTACTACAAGCTCAACCATTTAAACTACTTAGACCTATTTCAGCAACTGATACAACTTGTATTGTAGATAAATTTAAAACTTCTGATGGTGTAGATATTACAACAGCAAACTTACCAGTAATGGGTTACCCAGCAACCATAGACCCACTTACACCTAAGGAAGAAAATATTAAAGTACTTGCAGTTACTGTTTTGTCTGGTGATACAAGAGAATTAACTATTACAAGAGGTTGGTCTTTTAGAGACCCTGATGGGCAATCTCCTTCATTGGCTAAATCTCATGGATTAGCTGAACTTGTACTATCTAATAACTTTCAATACGAGCAAGATAAACTAAGAATGTGTCAAATCGGCTCACTTGTTTCTGAACCTATCACTGTATTTGACGAAGGTGGATTTATTGCTAAGCCAGTATCTGCTTTTGATTTTGTTGGTTCAGGTGTTAGTGTAACACAAATAGCTGACCCACTATCACTTAATGGTGGTAAAAAAGCTATTGTAACTATAAATGGAACACAACCTAATGTGCCTGGTGGTAATGGTGGAAGTACTGGAACATCTGGTAATACACAAGTAACAAATATAATTTATAACACTCATAGTGTTTCAGGAACTGATAGATTTACCTTAATTTCTGTTTCTCTTGAATCAACAGCAACCGTTACAGGTATTACAGTTGGTGCTTCTTTGGCTACATTTTTAGGTTCTTCAGTACAAGCTGGTGTTAGAACAGAAGCATGGTATGTTATTAATACACCACTTGGTATTAATCCAGTATCTGTTACAACAAGTAGTGCTGTTTATTTATCATCTTCACAATATACATGGAATGGTGTTGACCAAACACTACCTATTGTATTAGGTTCTTCTAGTGGTGCTAATACTAACACATCTACTGGCACAGGAACAACAACTGTAATTAATTCACTATTATTACATATAACAGGTACACACCAACCATCTATAACATATACAGCTGGTTCAGGAGAGAATATTTTGTCACAAACATTAA